CTTGCAAGGGATGCAACTCGACCAAGAACAACCGAACAATCATGGAATGGAGGCTCAGTGACAGGACTGTTGCCCCAGCCGCCACATATGGTAGGCCCAACATGGGCGAAAAACTTGGACGGCAGTTGGCATCTGCCTGATAAAACGCTGGGATGGGGAATCCTTAACTGGCTAGCCGCCTATGTCCGCTCACCAGATGGTGAAGGCAACTTCATTCCGACCCTTGAGCAAGCCCGATTTATCTTGTGGCTTTACGCAGTAAAAGACGACGGCACCTACCTGTACCGCGACATCGTTTTTCGCCGCTGCAAAGGCGCAGGAAAAGACCCGCTAGCTGCTGCGTTAGCTTTAGTTGAACTTTGCGGGCCAGTAGCTTTCAGTCATTTTGCCGAGGAAGAACCAGTCGGAAAGCCGAGGCACGCCGCCTGGGTTCAGGTTGTTGCGGTTTCCCAAGACCAAACCCGAAACACAATGTCTCTGTTCCCGGTAATGATTTCAAAACCATTAAAGGAGCAATACAGTCTTGACGTTAACAAGACCATAATCTACTCCGAAGCTGGCGGGAGGATTGAAGCGGTCACTTCTTCTCCTTACAGCATGGAGGGCAACCGACCGACTTTTGTTATCTGTAATGAGACTCAGTGGTGGAATGACTCTAACGATGGTCACACTCTTGCTGGTGTGATTACGGGCAACCTTACAAAGATTCCTAACGCGAGACGGTTAGCTATCTGCAACGCGCACATTCCTGGTGAGGACTCTGTTGCGGAGCGGGACTACGACGCATGGCAAAACGTGGTTTCAGGTCAGGCTGTCGATGTGAGCGTCCTTTATGACGCTTTGGAAGCGCCAGCAGACACCCCTGTCTCTGAAATACCTTCGGAGAAGGAAGACCCTGACGGCTACGCTGCCGGGATTGCGAAGCTCCGCGAGGGCGTGAAGATCGCCGCTGGCGACTCGTACTGGCTGCCGCTTGATGCGATTGTCGAGGCCGTACTGGATGTACGTAACCCGGTAACCGAGTCCCGCAGAAAACATCTCAATCAGGTCAATGCCTCCGAGGACTCTTGGATCGCACCCTATGAGTGGGATGCCATCTCTGACACCGAAGCCCGTTTGGTTAAGGGTGACCGGATCACGTTGGGGTTCGACGGGTCGAAGTCGAATGACTGGACGGCTCTTGTGGCCTGCCGTGTCGAGGACGGGTGCCTGTTCTTGGTGAAGGCGTGGAATCCAGCGAAGTATCCGAGCGAGGAAGTTCCCCGTGAGGATGTGGATGCCACGGTGCGGTCGATGTTTGAGTCTTACGACGTGTTGGCTTTCCGCGCTGATGTGCGCGAGTTCGAGAGCTACATAGATAACTGGTCAAAATCATTCGGCAAGAAACTTAAGATCAAAGCCAGCCCCAACAACGCCATTGCATTTGACATGCGCGGTCAGACGAAACGGTTCTCGTTTGATTGTGAACGGTTTTTGGATGCGGTGATCGAGCAGGAAGTCACCCATGACGGGAACTTGACTTTGCGCCAGCATGTATTGAATGCCAAGAGGTACCCAACCAATTTTGATGCTATCTCAATCCGCAAAGCTTCAAAGGATTCATCTCGCAAGATAGATGCGGCTGTCTGTGCCGTTTTAGCTTACGGGGCAAGGATTGAGTATTTGTTGTCTAAGAGGTATCGAACCAGAAAGGCGGTGGTGTTGAAATAATGGCTGAGTTAGAAAAGCTCCGCGATGAAATGCTAAACGCCTACGAGAACCGACAGATCCCGCTCCGCGAGGACAAGGCGTATTACGACAGTGTTCGCCGGCCCGACGCTATCGGGTTGGCGGTACCTATTGAGATGAGGCGGCTGCTAGCCCATGTCGGCTACCCCAGGTTGTATGTGGATGCTGTTGCTGAACGCCAGGAGGTTGAAGGTTTCCGGCTTGGTGGCGCGGACGAGGCTGACGCCGAGTTGTGGGATTGGTGGCAGGCCAACGATCTTGATGTTGAGGCCACGCTAGGCCATACGGATGCCCTGATTTACGGGCGTGCGTACATCACTGTTGCTGCGGCTGACCCGAAGCTCGATGTGAATGTTGATCCGGAGGTTCCGATCATCCGGGTTGAACCTCCGACTGCGTTATATGCGGAGATTGATCCGCGCACCCATGAGGTCACTAGGGCTGTCCGGGCGGTCTATAACGATGAGCAGACCACTCTGGTTGCTTCGACGTTGTATCTGCCGGATGAGACTGTCCAGTGGGTCCGTGAGCGAGGCGTGTGGAAACTGCTGTCCCGTGTTCGGCACGGCATGGAGATGGTTCCGGTTATCCCTATCGCCAACAGGACTCGTTTGTCGGACCCGTATGGCACGTCTCAGATCACCCCGGAGCTTCGGTCGGTGACTGATGCTGCGGCCCGCATTTTGATGGACATGCAAGGGACAGCGGAGCTTATGGCTATCCCGCAACGCCTGATTTTCGGGGTTAAACCGGAGGATTTGGGTGTGGACCCGGAGACGGGGAAGCAGTTGTTCGATGCTTACATGGCAAGGATTTTGGCGTTTGAAGATCCTGATGCGAAAGCAACCCAGTTTTCGGCTGCGGAGTTACGCAACTTTGTGGATGCTCTGGACGCTTTGGATCGTAAAGCGGCTGCCTACACGGGTTTGCCGCCGCAATACTTGTCTTTCTCCTCCGATAATCCTGCTTCGGCTGAGGCGATTAAATCGTCGGAGTCGCGGCTTGTGAAGACCGTTGAGCGGAAAAACAAGTTGTTCGGTGGGGCGTGGGAACAAGCGATGCGTGTCGCCTACAAGGTGTCTAAGGGCGGGGATGTGCCGCCTGAAATGTTTCGTTTGGAGTCGGTGTGGCGTGACCCGTCAACACCGACCTATGCCGCTAAGGCTGATGCCGCCGCGAAGCTGTATGCGAACGGTGCTGGCATCATCCCGCGTGAGCGGGCTCGTATTGACCTTGGGTATTCCATTGCGGAGCGTGAGGAGATGCGGGAGTGGGACGCTGAGGAGAATCCGCTGGGACAGTTGGCGGGTTTGTATGGGGGCCGCAGCCCACAGGCTGCCCCTCAGACGGTGAATCCCCCGCCACCACCGCCTGACCCGGTTGTCGGCGGGTGACCCCGGAAGAATATGCGTTCCAGCAGGCGTTGATTTCGGCTGCTTTAGCCAGGGTGACAGTTCAGTTCACGAAGTTCTTCATCCAACCGTTTTTGTCGGTGACTGGGTGGCTTCAGTTTTTGCAACTGTTGTACCCGGAGGTTAAGGCTCGCCGGGATGAGTCGGCTGCTTTGGCGCGCACGTTCTATGACTTTCAGAGGCAACGGTTTTACCCGGATTTGCCTGTGTTGGCGCGGGAGTTGGAGCCTTACCGGTTTGAGTGGTTTGTGGAGGCGATGGAACCGGTTCGACCGTTGATGTCGCAGGAGTCCTCACCGAATGTGGTGTCGGGTCAGGTTGCGGCTTTGGCGGTTCGTGAGGTTGAGAACGCGGGTCGCCGGCAGATCATCAAGGCGGTTGAGGCTGACAAGCCGGTGCAGGAACGTATCGAGGAGGAGCAACCGCAGTTTGAGGTTGTCCGTAAGGGCGGCAAAAACAAAGTTGTTCCTTTGCGCCGGGTGAAGGGTTGGGCGCGTGTCGCCACAGGCAGAGAGACATGCGCTTTCTGTTTGATGCTGGTGTCCCGTGGCCCCGTCTATTTCGGCGCTGACACAGCCGGTTTGGATCTTCCTGACAGCGAGGCGCTACAACTCATCAATGAGGGCGCGGATTTGTCGGAGTTCATGGATCAGTGGCATCCGAACTGTGACTGCAAGGTGGTGCCGGTGTTCGATTTGAAGGATTGGCCGGGGCGCGAGGAGTCCCGTAACGCTTTGGAGTTGTGGAAGAAAGCAACTGTGAAAGCGGATGAGGTTCTTGAGGAGAACCCGGACAAAAAGTATTACTCCTTTAAGGAGAAGCGGTGGCTTGCCACCACTAAGAACCGTGAGGCGATCAATCAGCTTCGGTTGATGCTCGATTCCGGTGAGGCTACAGACTGGGCGGCTTTGCAGGCCGCTTAACCCTTTTCAACCCGTGAGCCCTTGATGGGCTCTCAACTAACGCCCAGGAGGCGAAACTATGTCCGATACCGCTACTACCGAATCTGTTTCAGCGCCGGCCCCGGAGGTTGCTGCGCCTGAGACTTTCTCCCTTGATTATGTTCAGGGGCTTCGGCAGGAGGCCGCTAAGTACCGCACCGAACGTAATGATGCGGTGGAGAAGGCTAAGGCCGAGGTTATCCGCGATTACGAGGGGCAACTTTCGGAGCGTGAGTCCGCGTTCAACGAACTTAAAGGCGAACTGTCTGTTCGTGATATCGAGTTGTTGAAGTTGAAGGCGGTTGTTTCTGAGGGGATTCCGACTGAGGACATCCTTGATGTTACTGCTCTGATTCAGGGCTCCGATGAGGCAACGATTTCGGAGAGCGTGAAGCGGGTGAAGTCGCTTCTGGACAAGGCTCCCACCAGGGAGCGTCCTGTTGACCCATCACAGGGTTCAGGCAATGTTCTTCCTTTGAACGGCGATCCGCTTCTAGACATGGTGAAGCGGGTTGTCGGTGCCTGACCTATTTACTAGAAAGAGTTTGCAAAATGGCAGGATTTAACACTCCTAACACTGTCGCCCTTACCGGCGACACTATGTTCGAGGGCTACCTCGATCCGGTTCTGGCTCAGGACTACTTCGCGGAGATTGAGAAGTCTTCTGTGGTTCAGCAGCTTGCTCGTCGGATTCCGTTGGGTCCGACTGGTGTTCGTATCCCCCACTGGACTGGTGATGTCCG